TAAACCAGCACCCGACCACTCAAGTAGAGCACATGCTGTTTTGAGTGCTTCTGGTTCTAGCAGATGGATTAACTGCACGCCTTCAGCTCAATTAGAGCAGCAGGTACCAGGAAATACCACATCTGTTTACGCAGAAGAAGGTACATTGGCTCATGAAATTTCTGAGCTGTACATATCGAACGAGGTCTTAGGCACATTGAGTGATTCACAGCTGAACGAGGAAATGGATAGAATGATGCCCCATGAACTCTTTAGCAATGAAATGCTGGATGAAATTCCTAAATATACTGACTACGTACGAGCTCAAGCTCTCGAAGCAAGATGCAATGACAAGTGTGCAGTGGTGGAAATTGAACAGAGATTGGACTTGACCGATTTCGTTCCTGAAAGCTTTGGTACTGCTGACTGCGTAGTAATTTCAAACGATACATTAGAAGTTATCGATTTGAAGTACGGAAAAGGAGTCCCAGTATATGCAGACCATAACACACAGCTCATGCTGTACGGTTTGGGGGCCTATTCGAAGTACAGTATACTGTTTGACATTAAAACTGTAAAGCTGACAATTTGCCAGCCTAGGTTGAACAATATTTCATCATGGTCAATATCTGTAGATGATTTATTGGCATGGGCTAATAATGTATTGATTCCTGCCGCTAAAGCCGCATATGATGGAGAAGGCCAGCAGAAAGCCGGTCCATGGTGCAGATTTTGCAAAGTCAGAATGAAGTGCAGAGCTCAAGCAGAAGAACAGCTAAGTATTGCTAAACACGAGTTCAGAGACCCAATGCTGCTTAGCGACGAAGAAATTGCTGACATTCTTAGCAGAGCACCTCAATTAGTTGAGTGGGCCAATTCTGTCGCCTCATACGCTTTGGATGAAGCTGTTACAAATGGCAAAGTGTGGAAAGGCTATAAGCTCGTAGAAGGTATCAGCCGTCGTAAATGGGTCAGCGAAGAAAAAGTCATCTCAGAAATTTTCAGGCGAATGCCTGATGCTGATGAGAGCGAAGTTTTTGATACTAAGCTGAAGTCCATTTCTACACTCGAAAAGCAGTTTGGTAAAGCCAATGTTAACTCTGCTCTTGGCGACCTTATCATTAAACCACAAGGCAAACCTACTCTCGTACGTATGGATGATAAACGTCCGTCCATTGGTATAGAGAGTGCCATTCAAGATTTCTCCTAATTTTCTAAATGTTTCTATCATGTCAGAACAAAAAACATCAGTTGTAACAGGCAAAGTACGCTTCTGTTACGCGAACGTCTTTGAAGCTGTGGCTATCAACGACGGCGAAACACCAAAGTACAGTGTTTGCATCCTCATCCCCAAAACAGACACGAAGACCCTCAATGCTATTGAGAAGGCCATCGAAGCCGCAAAAGAAGTTGGCAAATCAAAAATTGCTGACAAGAACGGCCGCATTCCTGCGTCTCTGAAGACTCCGTTGAGAGATGGTGATGACGAACGTGGTGATGACCCTGCATTCCAAGGTATGATGTTCATCAACGCGAACTCTACCAGAAAGCCATCCATCGTTGACAAGGACCTCAACCCAATCATGGACAGAGACGAGTTCTACTCCGGATGCTATGGCCGTGCAAGCGTCAACTTCTACGCTTTCAACGTTCAAAGCAAAGGAATTGCTTGCGGCTTGAACAACCTTCAAAAACTCAAAGATGGAGAGAGCCTCATCGGCGGCACAACTGCAGAAGCAGACTTTGGTGGTGACAACCAATGGGACGACGATGACGACGACCTCCTGTAAATAACACAAATCAAATAATTAAGTAAAACCAAGATTTACTTATATGGTAGTATTCAACGCTAAGAGGTTCGCCTCTTAGCACCTAGCATACTGGTGTAATGGCGCACACATTTTTGTTACTGTTCATGAGGAGCCAGTTCGATTCTGGCGTATGCTACAACTAACGTCTAAAACTTATAAATTATGAAAAAGAAAGAATACTCTTTGACAGAAGCCATTGACAGCAATGCATTCAGCTTGATGGACTACACACGAAAAGCTATGAGAGAACAAGGATTTTCTAAAGAAGAAATCGACGAGACAATGAAAGAAGCAATGAGCGGAAACTACATGCACCTCGTTGCAGTTCTTAACAGCAAAATCCATTTGTGCAACGAACGAGCTTCTAAGAAATGACCAATCTGTACATTGACATTGAAACTTATTCACCCGAGGATATCAAATCCACGGGTGCATATAAGTACATAGCCTCACCTGAATTTGAAATCATAATCTTAGGGTTTGCATTTGATGACGAGGATGTAACTATCGTGGACTTATTGCAAGGTGAAAAAATTCCTAAAAGATTCATTGATGCAATGCATGACCCAAGTGTCGTTAAGCACGCACACAACGCAGTTTTTGAACGATTGGCTTTTAGGAGAATAGGAATTGATGTACCTGCTTCACAGTGGAGATGCACAGCTATCAAAGCTGCGTATTGTGGCTTACCACTCAGCTTGGAACAAGTGTCAAAACGATTGGACTTAAAAGACAAAAAGCTCGATACAGGTAAAGCACTGATAAAGCTCTTCTCATGTCCATGCAAACCTACTAAATCAAATGGGATGCGTACGCGTAATTTCCCAGAAGATGCTCCTGAGCAATGGGAACTCTACAAAGAGTATAATGCTTATGACGTGCTGGCAGAAAGAGAAATTGACCAAAAGCTAAAAAAATATGCATACCCAGAATTTGAGCAGAATCTGTATATCTTAGACCAAGATATCAACGACAGAGGAATCTTGATTGATAGAGTGCTGTGCGAAAGCGCCGTTGCTGTAGACGATGAATACTCAAAGATATTATTTGAGCAGTCACAAAGCATAACAAATCTTAACAACCCAAATTCTGTAGCTCAGTTGAAAAAATGGTATGCTGCAGAAAAAGCGAGCTTTGTTGATGCACACCTTACGAGCAAAGATAAAGATTTCTTAGCTACAGCTAATGGCCAAACATATTGTCCTAGCAACCAATCTATGGCTGCTGACTCTATAAAAATGCTGTTGAAACTCGATGCAGTTAAGTTAGATAAAGAGCTAACAACTGTTTTGGAGAACAGACAAAAACTCGGGAGGTCATCTGTTAAAAAGTTCTATGCAATGCTCAATTGCTCTACACCTGACGACAGAGTAAGAGGCACATTCCAATTCTATGGTGCAAATAGAACTGGTAGATGGGCCGGTAGGCTTTTGCAATTGCAGAACTTGTCAAAGAACCACGTCGATAATATTGACATACCACGTAAGCTAATCAGAGAAAGAGATTGGCAATCTGTAGATATGATGTATGGTGATGTCTCCGACATCCTATCTCAATTGGTAAGACCGACGATCATAGCTCCAGAAGGAAAATCGTTGTGTGTAGCTGACTTTTCTGCCATTGAAGCCAGAGTTGTTTCATGGTTAGCTGATGAGAAGTGGCGTATTGATGTATTCAAAGGCGACGGTAAGATATACGAAGCCGCAGGAGCAAAGATGTTTAATGTTCCTATCGAAGCTATCACAAAAACTTCTGATTTGCGTGCAAAGGCAAAAAATGCAGAGTTAGCGTTAGGCTATGGTGGCTCTTTGGGTGCTATGAAACGAATGGGCGGAGATAAAATGGGAATGACAGACCATGAAATGATGCACATCGTTAAACTGTGGCGAAAGACAAATAGAGCTATTGTAGACCTATGGGCTGAAATTGAAGCATGCGCGCATGACGCAGTGAAGTACCATAGACGAATCGTTGGCACTCCAAGAAATCTTGTTTTTGAATGCGATGGACATTATCTGACAATAATACTACCTTCTGGCCGCAGCTTGTACTACAGAAATCCTACATTTAAGGCTAAAACAGTAGGGCGTAGAATGTCTTCTGTTCTATATTACGAAGGAATGATTCAAGAAACGAAGCAGTGGGGACTGATTGATACGTACGGCGGAAAACTAACCGAGAACATCGTGCAAGCTATTTCACGTGACCTGTTAGGAGAGTCTATGCTCAACATGTGGGACAGCGGTTTTGAAATCACAATGCACGTACACGACGAAGTGATATCAGAAGTCCCAAAAGAGCACGAAGACGAGTATTTGCATGAGATGCTACGTATCATGTCAATAACACCAGCATGGGCAGAAGGACTACCTTTGAGAGGAGCAGGATTTGTTGCGCCATATTACCAAAAAGACTAACATGGAAGTAAATATCAAGCATGACGGAAACATAGATATTGCAGTAGGCTTAAGCTTCTCTAGTAAAATTTGGAAAAATACAAATGTAGCTTGGTCATATTTACTAGAGAAGCTATCAGAACCCGTTGTAACATCAGAAACATATAAGCAGTTCATTTCTGCAACTAAGGAAGAGCAAGGTAGAATTAAAGACGTCGGTGGTTTTGTAGGTGGGTATCTACAAAATGGTAAGCGCAAAAAAGGCTCAGTAACATACAGACAGCTGCTATCACTTGATATCGACTTTTCTCATGAAAATTTTTGGGATGACTTCAAAACACTGTTTGATTTTGCTGCGGCTATACACACGACGCACAAGTCTTGTAAGACCAACATAAGGCACAGGCTTCTCATTCCACTCTCTCGAGAAATATCAGCAGAGGAGTATGAGCCTATTGCACGAAAGATAGCGTCGTCCCTTAATATAGAGCTGTTTGACCAATCTACTTATGACGTAAATAGATTGATGTTTTGGCCGTCTGTGTCATCTGATTCAGAATACTTTTTCGATTACCAAGATGCAGAATGGCTAGATCCTGACTATGTATTGTCACAATATACTGATTGGAGAAACGTAGAAGAATGGCCGAGAGCTGGGGCATACGATGAAAATATGCGAAAGCATATTGATAAGCAGAGTGACCCACGAGAAAAATCTGGCTTAATCGGTGCATTCTGTAAAGCTTACACTATCCACGACGTCATTGAGCATATTCTACCAGATGTCTATGCGAAAGTAGATTCTGAACGATATACGTATACTCATGGGTCTACAGCAGCTGGCGCAATTGTGTATGATGACATTTTTCTATATTCTCATCACGGAACAGACCCAGCCAGTGGAATTCTTTGCAACGCATTCGACCTCGTCCGTATACACAAATTTGGTCATTTAGACAAAGAGCAGAAAAAGCAGCAATCAGACCCAACAAAGAAAGCTAGCTTTAAAGCTATGGAAGAGTTTGTACGAAACGACAAAAGAGTCAAAGTACAAATTGCAGAGGAGAAGCTTGCTGACGCAAAACATGAGTTCGAATTCTTTGACGATGAAGATATAGACACTTCTTGGTGTGCTGAGATGTCGATTAACAAAAATGGAGACTACGAAAGCTCATCTAAAAACATAAACTTGATTTTGCAAAAAGACCAAGTTCTAAGTGGAGCATATTCACTCAATGTTTTTGATAATCGTCGGTATTTAAGCAGAGACATGCCATGGAGAAAGCTACAAATCCCAGGTGAGATGGAGCCAATCAGAGATGTTGATTTTTCTGGTATAAGAAACTACATAGAATGTGTATACGGAATCGCGTCATCATTGAAAATCGATGATGCATTCGCCATTGAAGTTGAGCACAGAAAATTCCATCCAATTTGTGACTACCTCAATAGCTTAAAATGGGATGGCAAAAGCAGAGTAGACACACTTCTTATCGACTACTTTGGATGTGATGACACACCTTTTACAAGAGCTGCAATTAGAAAATCTCTATGCGCGGCCGTAGCCAGAGTATTTAGGCCAGGTACTAAATACGATATGGTTTTGATTCTTGTTGGCCCACAAGGCACATACAAATCTACATTTATAAAAAAGCTCGGTGTAAAGTGGTTCTCTGATACACTTACGACTGTACAAGGAAAAGAAGCTTATGAGCAATTGCAAGGTGCTTGGATTATTGAAATGGCCGAACTGTCTGCTTTGAAAAAATCAGAAGTAGAGCCAATTAAACAGTTCATAAGTAAATGTGAGGACTCATTTAGACCTGCATACGGTCGCACAGTAGAAATATACAAGCGGCAGTGTGTGTTCTTTGGTACAACGAATAACTCAGATTTTCTACGTGACAATACAGGAAATAGACGATTCAACCCTGTGAACATAAACTTAGAAAGAGCAACAAAGTCAGTAAGAGACCATTTGACTGATGACGAAGTTGCTCAAATCTGGGCTGAAGCTTATGAAATGTACAAGAACGGCGAGCCATTGTATTTCAACGAAAAAGAATCAATCTTAGCAAAAGCTGCTCAGCACTTACACACACCAATTGATGAAAGAAGGGGTGTTATTGAGAACTTCTTAGAACGTTTGCTGCCAGATGATTGGGAGCAGATGGACATCTTCTCTCGTAGAAATTGGCTGGAAGACCCGCTATCAAAAGCCGGTAAACACGAAAGACAGTATGTTTGTATGGCTGAAATTTGGTGTGAATGCTTAGGAAAAGATAAGACAGAAATGTCCAGATATGCTACAAGAGAAATTAACGATATTCTCAAAACATTAGACAACTGGGAATTCGTTCAGTCTACAAAGAAATTTAATCTATATGGCACACAAAGATACTTCAAAAGGAAAGACAGCATCTTCTAGCGAAAAGGTCATCGAGGCTTATTTAGTACAGCAGTGCAAACAAAGAGGAGCACTGTGCATAAAGCTATTAGCAGACCTTTTCAATGGTTTACCAGATAGGATGTGCCTGTTCAAAAATGCGAATGTTGTTTTCGTTGAATTGAAAAGCACAGGCATGAAACCAAGAAAACTACAAATTCACGTGCACAATGCAATAAAGAAACTTGGATTTGAAGTAATTGTAATTGACACAAAAGAAGGTGTCGATGAACTAATTAGAAAGCACTATGAGTGAAAAGGATTTGCATGACTATCAAAAAGCATGCGTGCAACATATCATTGATAATAAGTTCTGCGGCGTATTTCTTGAAATGGGCCTTGGCAAAACTGTTTCTACGCTTACAGCCATCGAGCATTTGATGAATGACTACCTAGAAGTAAGCAAAGTTCTTGTCATTTCACCAAAACGCGTAACTGAATCAGTTTGGAAAGAAGAAGCTGAGAAATGGGACCATTTGAAGCACCTCAGATTTTCAAAAATCATAGGCAATGAAGAAAGCAGAATACGTGCTATAAGAACACCTGCCGATATCTATTTGGTATCACGTGATAACATAGCATGGCTATGTGCATATTTTGGTGGGTGTTCTCTTCCGTACGACATGATTGTAGTCGATGAGCTGAGTAGCTTTAAGTCCTATAAATCACAACGTTTCAAAGCTCTTAAGATATGCCAACCGACGTTCAAGAGATTCGTAGGCCTTACAGGAACGCCTGCACCAAATAGCATGATTGACCTCTGGCCACAGATTTATCTAATGGATAGAGGTGAACGACTCGGCAAAACGATTACATCATTTAGGCAGAACTTCTTTTCTCCTGGCAAATCAAACGGGCACATCGTGTATTCATACAACTTGCTCAGTGGTGCAGACGCTACAATCAACGAAAGGATTGGTGATATCTGCATATCTATGAAAGCTGATGATTACCTCAAAATGCCAGAAAGAACAGACAACTTTATAAAGCTAACTTTGCCACCAGACATAAAGAAAAAGTACAAGGAATTCGAAAAAGAAAAGATTCTTAGCTTGGTGTCGCAAGACGGCGAAGAGAAAGAAATAGCAGTAACAAGTGCTGTAGCTTTATCAAATAAGCTTTTACAGTTTGCGAACGGCAACATGTATGATGTGTTCAAAGACCCTGATACAGGAGAAGAGATATCAAAAGAGGTACACCATATTCATGACGTGAAGCTTGACGCATTGGAGGAAATTGTAGAATCACAGAATGGCAAGCCAGTTTTAATAGCTTGGAGTTTTGTTTTTGACAAAGCTTCTATAATGCAGCGACTCAAAAAGTACAAGCCAAGAGAGCTAAAAACACCGCAAGACATCATAGACTGGAACAATGGAAAAGTACAAGTTATGCTTGCACACCCAGCGTCTGCAGGGCACGGCTTAAACTTACAAGCTGGTGGGTCTACAATTATTTGGTTTGGACTAACTTGGTCATTGGAGTTGTACCAACAATTTAATGCTCGCTTGTATAGACAAGGACAAAGAGACCACGTAGTAATAAATCATCTCATATGTGAAGGCACACATGATGAAGATACAGTACGAGCCATTAAAAACAAAGACAAGAGCCAAAAAGCTCTTATGGATAGCATAAAAGCAAAGATAGAAAATTACATATCAAATGGCAATTAACGTTATGAACGCAGAGTCTCTCGACCACCAGGTGGGCGGAGACCATTACAAAAAGCTGCAGATGCAGCCCATTGAGCTGATACTGGAGTGCAATTGCAATTACATACAAGGCAATGTGATAAAGTACGTATCTCGCCACCATTTCAAAAATGGCGCAGAAGACCTAGAAAAAGCAAAGCACTACCTGAAGTTTGCAATCGATTCCAGTTGTGAAATGGAGAACCTTTCAGGTTTTGTTCCTCAAGCTTTACGCTACTGCCGAATAAACACCTTCGGAAAGAAAACAGAAGAAATAATCTTGAGCTTGTTCTACAACGAACTAAGGTCTGCTATGCAGCAAATAGAAACTTTGAAAATTTCGACGTACGGCCAAAATTCGATTTTTTAACTTTTGGTTATTGAATTTTCACAGTAAAAGCTTTCGTCTTAGAGAAAAAAGTAGTACATTTGCAATATGAATAAATAACATATAAACGCTTCAATTATATGAAGAGAAATAACAACTACCTGTTGCTATCACTTGGCCACAACAGCTCAGCACTGTTTATGGACTGCTCAGATAGCACTGTTGATAGGGTAAAACCTATCGGATACGAAAACGAACGTATCACAAGAATTAAGTCAGATAGCTCTTTTCCACGCGAAGCTATCAATGAAATCATAAAAACAGTCGGTCTCAAAAAGGTGCTTGGCTGCAAAGCTTTGATTTCGACGTGGTTTGAAGGTAGCAATGGCTTTCCTAGCAAATACATTTCTGAAAAGGACATGGAATTTCTTGAAACTCTGTGCTCCGAGATTGACGTTACGTCTTCTGAATTCACTCACCATGACGCACATGCCTATAGTGCCTATGCTTTCTTGGAATCACATGCATCTGCAAAAAGGCTAGCTGGTGATGGGGAAAAAGCAAAATATGTATTTTGCTTAGTTGCAGATGGCTTTGGCACAAACAGAGAGGTTATATCTCTTTACAAAAAGCCTACACTCAGTTGCGGCCCAAATGACATCGAAAAAGTTCGTAGCTTGCGGGGTTATTCATATTCCTTAGGTCTTCTCTATCAATACGCAACATCATTCTGCGGCATGAAAGAGAACCAAGACGAATACAAGTTTTTGGGATATGAGGCTTATGCTTATAACTATCTGAGGCACAGAGAAATTGATGGCCTTATAGATATGTCTCATGCTTATGCTAACAAAATTGTTGAGGCTTGGAAAACAAATGCTACTAAAAAAGAAAACATATTTCTTTTGAATGACTGTAGAACAGAGAAAGGCCCAATACCAATCAATGTTGGCGCACTTGAAGTTGCTAAGACAAACGTTCGCGCTGCATTGAAGGATGTTTTTTCAAAGCTAAAAATCGAATACACTCCTGACTCTTTTGGCGGACGCGTAGCTGTGGCAGTTTTCGTTCAAAACACTGTTGA